TTCAAGAACCTTCTTCCTCATCTGGCCAAACGCATGACAGCGGAAGAAGAGAAGGCGTATCAGGACTGCGTTCGCCGGGGTGGCGAGTGGGACCCGTTCCGCAAGCGCTGCAAGTGAAGTCGATGATTAGCCCGACCCACTCCTCGTAGGAGTTTGGTGCTATAGTCTTGACGTGCTGGATGGCCGCCTCGATCAGCGCAGCGCGGTTCACCACAGCCACCAGATAACGGCGACAATACCTGCGACCGCCCCGGCCATCGCAGCAAACAACATCAGGAAGAACTGCGTCATCCCTTCACCTTCTCCAACAATTCCTGACGCTCCCGCTGCGCCCGCAGCATGGTGTAGCGCTGGTGGATGCGAACCACAAAGGTCGGGCGCTTGTGGACCGCCACCTCTTCGTCCAGCATTGCCAGCACCTGCTGTTCGTTGCGCTTGGGCAGCACGGCATTCAATGTAAACCAGTTCACCCCTTTAACTCCTCTAAAGCTATGTCGGAAATCGCGCGCTTGTCCGCCAGTGCGGCCCAGATGCGCTCGTCTATCGTCTTGTTGGTCAGCATCACGTAGACCCACACGTCCTTCTCTTGACCCCCGCGATGGATGCGGCCGACCGTCTGCTCGTACAGTTCCAGCGACCACGGCAGCGACAGGAACACCATCTTGTTGCCGCCGTATTGAAGGTTCAACCCGTGGCCGGCCGACTTGGGGTGGACGGCCAGCAGCCGGATCTGCCCCTTGTTCCACCGCTCGACCACGTCGGCACCGTCGTCCAGCGTCCACAGGTGCGGGTAGCGGGTCTTCAACTGCGCTAGTTCCTCGACGAAGTTGTAGACGATCAGCGTGTTGTCCTGCTGGTTGCCTTCCAAGATTTCGTCCAGCATGTCGAAGCGGTGGCTGGAAAACCAGACCGGCGTCTTGGACACCGTGAACTTGCCCGGCTGGTCGGACGCGATCGTGCTGCTGTCGTAGACCCAGCCGCCCGCCATCTGTTGCAGCTTGCTCGTCACGGCGGCGGCTGACAGCGCGGTGATCTCGCGGGTGCCCACCTCGGCCACAAAGTCGCGCTTCATCTTTTCGTATGGCTCACGGTCGGGCATGTCGCAGCGCATCTCGACGACGTGGCAGGGCGGCAGCTTGTCCTTGTAGACGCCAGGTTCCAGCACGAATGTCGCCGGGCGGATGCGCGCCATGACCTGTTCGAGGGCACCGCGACGCGGCTGCCAATCGCCAAACTCGCGGTTGATGCAGACGAAGTATTGCTGGAAGAACGCGCCCTTGGCCCGGCCCAGCAGCGTCTCGTCCACCACCTTGCACTGGCCGAAGACGTCCTCAAGGCCGTTCGAGGTAAACGATCCGGTCAGGCCCCAGCGGACGGGGAAACGGTCCAGCACCTTGTAGAATGCCTTGAAACGTTTGCCCGACGGGTTCTTGAGCCGGGTCAGTTCGTCGAACACCACGCCTTGGAACGGCAGGTCGGCCGGCAGCTTGTCGAGGTTGTCGTAGTTGACAATGACAATGTCACTGCTAGACGAGAGCGCTGCCTTGCGTTGGGTGGAGGTGCCGACGGCAACGGAATAAGACAGCGACGGCGCCCACTTCGCCACCTCGACGGGCCACACGTCCGTACACACGCGTTTGGGCGCCACCACCAGCCAGCGCCTGGCGTGACCGTCGCGCTTCATCTCGGCCATCGCCCGCAGCGTGATTGCCGTCTTGCCCGCGCCTACAGGGGCCAGGATCATGGCGCGGTCACGCTCGTACAGGAACGTGACCGCCTCGTTCTGGTATGGTCTAAGCGATAGCACGGGCGATCCGTTCTTGTTGCAGTGCGCCATATTCGAGGTTTAACTCACAGCCAAGGTAGGTGCGGCCATGCTGGAGCGCGACCGCCGCCGTCGTGCCGCTGCCCATGAACGGGTCCAACACCGCGTCGCCGGCGCGGCTACCCGCAAGGACGCACGGCTCGATCAGGGCAGGCGGGAACGTGGCAAAGTGGGCGCCCTTGTATGGGCGGGTGGCAACGGTCCAGACGCTGCGGCGGTTGCGCTTGTCAGTGCGTCCTACCGCCTTCATGTTGCCGTTTGTCTTGCCTGGGACGCGGGCGCTGCCTTCCTGCTGGAGCAGGCTCGCTTGGCTCAATCTTTCAATTGTGCTGGCCGCGACTGGCTCCATTGCCGCTTCGTGGTCGTAGTAGTACCGCTCAGACTTCGACAGCAAGAAAATGTACTCATGCGCCTTCGTGCAGCGGTCGCGCACTGACTCAGGCATTGGGTTCGGCTTGTGCCAGATGATGTCTTGGCGCAGATACCAGCCGTCAGCGCGGAGGGCGAAAGCCAGCATCCACGGGATGCCGATTAGGTCTTTGGACTTTAAACCCATTGCGGTCGCGTTGCTGGTACGGTCGCTCATTTGAACCAACGTATTGCGGGTGCTGCCAACTTGCGCTGTTTCGCTTATCTTGCGGTCGGTGCCCCCTGTGCGGGCATAACTATCCCCAATGTTCAGCCACAGCGTCCCCTCGTCAGCCAGCACGTCGCGGACGCAACGGAACACCTCGACCATCGCCGCAACATAATCGTCGGGCGTCTGTTCCAGACCAATCTGACCCTCGACGCCATAGTCGCGCAGGCCAAAATAGGGTGGTGAGGTCACGCACATCTGCGCCTTCACGCCTTGGGTTGCCCAGCGCCGCATGATGTCGCGGCAGTCTCCAAACTCAATCGCCATTCATCCACCTCCGTTTTTGACCATAGTGTAGTGTAGTTCTGGTTGCGTGCCCGCATGTCCTCTGCAAACTTGCGTTGCAGCGGCGACAGCCGGCCGTTAGGCGCCTTCAGTTCCACGAACCACGTCGCCCCACCGGGCAGGCATGCGATGCGGTCGCTGACGCCCTTGCAGTTCAGCGCGCGGAACTTGTAGGTGACGCCGCCCATGCGCTGGACGGTCCACACAAAGTATTGTTCAATCTCACTTTCGCGCATTATTAAGCAGCCAAGACCAGAGCGCCCCGCCCGCCACTTTGGCGATAAATTGAAGAGCAATAATGTGCGGAATTAACATACCAAACGCCAGCGTCGGAAAAACAACGCTATCCACTGCTGCGCCGGCTACATTGGACAGGTTAGACCTTTTCATCCAAGACCCTGTAATCGACGCAAACACGGCCCAATCCACTAACGCGGCGGCGGTAAACGATACGGCAGACGCAATGGCAATCATGCCTGCGGCGGGGTTCAGGGCAAAAGTGATGCCGCCGGTCGCCGCAATCAACGCCAGCATCTGCCACGGCCGCAGCCGAACGTGCAACCAATCGCGCATGGCTAAGTCAAAACCAATAAGTACAAACGCATTTAGCGGCGTAATTGCGGGGCCGAACACGACAACCAACAGGTTGGCGCTAACCATAGCGGCGGCGTAAGCAATAAGGGCAGCGTAGATCATTTGAACCTTTCAAAGTTAAATGTGACGGGAGCGTTGTGGCTTTCAATCCGCGTTCGCATAACGTAAGCGCGGGTTTCTTTAGTGGGCGGCAGGTAGTTGCCTTTTGACCAACTTTTGTCGATACCAATGTTTCGACCGATATTGGTGCTGTCCGCAGACGCAAACGGCAATTCCGTAAACACGCGGGGGTTCAGCATTCGTAGCCCGTGCAATCTGACGCGCGGACGTCCTTGGTCGTCGCACACGACGCGCATAACCTCTGCAATGCGTTTCCACCAGGTAGGGTTGCCAACCACTGAGTATTCGCCAGAGCTGCCAATACAAACGCGGGTGTATCCAGACGCTAGGTACTCTAAACGCGCCAGCGTTTCGTGCATGTGCCATACTGGCGCGCCGAACCATGATGGCAGCGGCCATTCGTGGAGTAGCCGGTTGTTGGCCTGTTCGTCGCCGTCAATTACGTCGGGTATGACCGCAAAATCGCACGACGGAATGCGCAAGCAATCGGCGGCCCAAGCATAGTACGGCCGCCAATCCTGTATTGGATTGCCGCCGCGCCACGCGGAAAACGCGCCGTTATCTACAGCGAACGATTGGCAAAGTTCAGCCGCAATGTTTAATTGCTGCGCGTGCGCAAAGCTGACAAATGCGTGACCTCCACCGATAGCGTATGCAGCGGCGGTGGCGGGTGTGATCGGTAGTCCGTGATAATGTATCATGCACATCATCTATCAAACAATCATTGACAGGTCAACAAACATTCTGTAGCGTCGGCTTGTCAACACAGAAAGGTACACTATGGCTGCTCACTCAAACGTCGTCGGCGGTTCGACCGCCAAGCGTGTCTTGGCCTGCCCCGGCAGCGTCGCACTCGTCCGCACCATGCCCCCGCAGCCGTCGTCGGTCCACGCCGACACCGGCACGCTGCTGCACAACACCATCGCCACCATCCTGGAGACGGGCAAGGACCCGCAGGAGTTTCTGGGCGTCACCTACAACGGCATCGAACTGACCGACGATCTGATGGAGCGCAAGCTGCTGCCGGCACTCGCCGCCCTTGATGAGATCGACCCCGACAAGATGATGGAGTACGCCGTCGAGCAGGTCGTCGGTTTTGGCGCCGCCCTGCCGGGCGTGTTCGGGTCCGCCGACGTCGTGGGCCGGATGGGCAAGCGCGGCATTCTGCTGGATTGGAAGTTCGGCGACGGCGTCGCGGTGGATGCGGAAGAGAACCCGCAGGGTCTGTTCTACGTTGCGGCAGCACTCCGTACCGAGAAGACCGCATGGGCCTTCAAGGACGTCGAGGACATCGAGATCATCATCGTGCAGCCGCCCTACGTGAAGCGCTGGGTGACGACGCCCGCCCGCGTCAAGCAGTTCGAGGCCGACCTGATGCTGGCGGTGCGCGCGGCCGAGCAGCCCGACGCGCCACTGGCGGCCGGCGACCACTGCCGCTGGTGTACCGCCAAGACGATCTGCCCGGTGGTCAGCGGTGCAGTCGCCCGCGCCACTCGCACGGCACTCAAGACGGTCAACGTGGACCGCCTGGCCGAGGCGCTGGGGCAGATCGACCTGCTGGAGGGCTACATCAAGGACGCCCGCGACATGGCCCAGCAACTGTTGGAGAACGGCGTCGAGGTGCCGGGCTGGAAACTGGTGCCGAAGCGTGCTACACGGAAATGGATAAACGATAACCTTGCGTTCAACACTTTGTTTGACGAAGGGTTGACGGATGCAGAATTGACGGAGATGAAAAGCCCCGCGCAGATCGAAAAGGTGCTGAAGAAGCACAAGATCGCCATGCCGGAGGGGCTGATCGTGTCCGTCTCAACAGGTAGCACGTTGGCACCCGAAGAAGACCCGCGCCCAGCAGTTCTTAACATCGGCAAGCAGTTGACCGCCGCACTTGGGAAGATTGCCTGATATGATTACCCAGCAAGAATTGAAAGAGTTGTTGCATTACGAGCCTTTGACAGGTGTGTTTACGTGGCGGAAATCACTAAGTAACAACGTGAAAATAGGGCAGACAGCAGGGACAGCAGCCACCGGGGGGTATTTGTTGTGCAGGTTAAAATACCGTCGGTATATGCTGCATAGCTTGGCTTGGATGTATGTTTACGGATATTTTCCTGACCATCAAAAAGAGGCCGTAAACCACATCAATGGTAACCGGAGCGATAACCGCATTGCAAATTTACGGTTAGCAACAAGACGCGAGTATACGGCAAACTCTCGTAAAAGA